CAAGTCGCTATGCTACCAATTAATCAATTTGACTTTGATATTGCAATACTGTTTAGTGATATATTATTTCCTATTGAAGGATTAGGTGTACCATTAAAGTTTGACCCAGGCCCAAAATTTGAATGGAACATTAACGAAGAAAATTATAAAGATCATTCTAATATTGAACTTGCAGTAAAACATATGGAGTTTCAAGCAAGGGCAGTAACAGCAACAAGAGAAGCACTACCTGCTAAAAAAAGTTTAATAGGCTTTGTTGGCGGACCTTGGACACTACTAAACTATGCAGTAGGTAAAGACGCAAAAGTAAGTTTGGGTTGGAAAACAAAATATATGAATGAAGTTATTACGCCATTGTTAGTGCGTAACATTCATTTACAGTTAGATGCTGGCGCTGAGAAAGTAATGATACTTGATAGTGGTGTAGGTAATATGAGCGAAAGTTATTTCAAAAAACATTATGTTAACACACTACAACCTTTAATACAAACTGACACAGGATATTATACACAGCATTTAAATTCTAGATGTTTGCATACTTTATATAAAATGGGCTGGGCTGGTATAGGTATTGACAGCACTGTTGATATTGTTAAGGCATTTAAAAAATACAAAGACGGATTTATACAAGGTAACTTCGATGAAAAGTTATTATTGTTGCCAAGAGAAGAATGTAGATCACACATTGAAGATTTCTTAAACACAATGCAAACAGTTGACCATACTGGTTGGGTTTGTGGTTTAGGACACGGCATTCATAAAACTACGCCAGAAGAAAATGTTAAAATGTTTGTAAGAATGGTCAGAGAGAGGTTCGAATGAAAACAGCAATATTAATACCCGCAAGATTAAAAAGTTCTAGATTGCCTGATAAGATGTTGGTTGAACTTGACGGTGTTCCCCTTATAAAAAGAGTGTATGATATTTGTAGTCAAACTGATTACGACACTTACGTTGTAACAGATAGCTTAGAGATTGCAGAAATAGTTCCAAGTTTTATACTTACAGAAGACGCAAGGAACGGCACAGAAAGATGTGCAATGGCCGCAAAACAATTAGATTATGATTACTATGTAAACGTACAAGGTGATATGCCTGATGTTAGACCTGATATGATTAACTTAGTGGCTGAACAATTAAAGCACGAATATTCTGTAACAACATTGTATACAGACATGCGTGAAGAAGAACAAAACAAACCAGATAGTGTAAAGTTGATTAGAGATGGATACGAAGCACTATGGATGGGTAGAGGTATGACAGGTTACGGTGACTGGCATTTAGGTATATATGGATATGCCAAAGTTGCATTAGATATGTATCTTCATTTAGATGTTTTCATAGAAGAAACAGTTGAAAAATTAGAACAGCTACGCTGGTTAAAAAATGGATTCAAGATTGGATGTTTTCATACAAACTTTAATGGCGTAGAAATAAACACACAGGAAGATATCCATCTTTGGAATTACAACAATGAGCATAAAGAAAATAAATGATTGGGCAATGCCTTATGTTAAACAGTTTCGCACGTACATTGACATCGGTGCACATGATGGCGATACTTGTATAGACTTAGTTAATACATTTCAACGTGTGTATGCATTTGAACCTAATCCAGAAAGTATTAAAGCAATACCTGACACTATAAAAAAGTTTCCCTTTGCACTAGGAAATAAAAAAGAAGAATTAGTTCTAACAATACCTGATAACGGATATAACAATAACAAGCACGGTAGCATTGTCAGACATCAATCCGGTATCAGGCAATATAGCGTATCAGTAAAAACACTAGACGGCTTTGAATTCAAAGAAGTTGATCTTATAAAAATAGACGTAGAAGGAATGGAACTACAAGTACTAGAAGGTAGTATGCAAACATTAATGAAATGGCGACCTGTTGTGCTTTTTGAAAACAAACGTTCTCGTTATAATAAAAAACTGGTTGACTTTTTTAACGAAATCAACTATAATATAAAAGTGTATAAAAGCGATACGGTAGCATATTATGAATAAACTTCCAATAAAAGACATCCTGGCCGCAATTGATATGGGTGCGATAAACGTATGGGATGAACTATCTGATGAAGAAAAGAAGCAAGTTAGTTTCTATCTTCTTAATAGATATGTATCAAGTGTAAAAGGTGACAGAGAAAAACAAGAGCTTGCAGTATTTAAGACTAATGAATATTATAATAAGCATTTTTTTACACTACAAAAACATAAGAAGTTACTATGGCAACTTTTATGTATAAGCGGTAATACAAAGAGTATTGCTTATCATGAATGGATTGGCTATAAGAAAAAAGGTTCAAATGATAAAAATAAAGTTGTTAAGTTTTTAATGCAGATGTATCCTAATAAAAAACAAGATGAAGTAGAATTACTTGCACAAATTTCAACAAAGAAAGAAATTAAAGAGTGGGCTAAAGAACATGGTATAGAGGATTTAAAACTGTGAGAAGAATATTTACATATGGATGCAGTTATACAAAATACTACTATCCTACATGGGCTGATATTCTTATTAAAGATAGAGACGGATATAACTGCGGCAAAATTGGTAGTGGTAACCAATTGATAGCAAATCGTATTTGGGAAACACATGCACAACAAAACTTCACAAAAGAAGATACAGTAATTATTATGTGGAGTAATTTTTTTAGAGAAGATAGATATAATGTAGATGGCTGGCAAACAAAAGGTAATATCTTTTTTTGGAGTGATAGAATACAAATAGAAGAACTTCCACATTACGTTTATAGAGATTGTAATCTCATTACAAGTACCTTAATTGCATTACAAAGGACAGGTGCAAAAGTTATTAGCACACATATTAACAATCCTTATGAGGATGAGTTGTTATTAGAAGACGAAAAAATTTCTAACATACTTGATACATATAAGGAATGGGTTTACCCACAAACACAAACAATTACAGACTTGTGTTATTATCCAGGTATAGAAGTTGATAAGACTCGTCCACAATATATACAAAATAATACTTGGCGTATTGAAGATCATCCTTTGCCGTTAGAACATCTTAAGTTTGTACAAGAAGAATTAAAATATCATGTGTCAGACAGCACTGTTGAATGGGCTACTGAAGAGCAAAACAAGTTGCAGGAGATAAAAGAATATGATAGAGTTTTTACCTCAGGAAAAGAAATCGAGTGGGTTATTTAAAAAGATGACTACAGAAAAACCTTACAAATGTGAATACTGCGGAGCATCGTTTACTAGAGAAAAAACGTTGGCTGTTCATATGTGTGAAAAGAAAAGACGTAGACTGCAAAAAGATGAGAAGCGTGTACAAACAGGATACTATGCATTCACACGTTTTTATAAACTAAGTGCAGGTACCAAAAAAGAAAAGACATATGAAGATTTCTGTGCAAGTCCTTACTACAATGCTTTTGTTAAGTTTGGAAGTTTTGTAAACAATGTACGTCCGTTGTATCCAGAGAAATATATTGACTGGGTAGTAACAAGCAGAGTAAAACTTGACCATTGGTGTAGAGATGCACTGTATGAACAATATGCAACAGAACTTGTTCTTAAAGAAAGTATGGAAACAGCAATTGAAAGAACAATACAGACTATGATGGACTGGTCAGAAGAATCTGATGCACCTTGGAATGATTACTTTAGATATTGTAGTTTGAACAGAGTGACAAGAGATATTAAAGATGGAAAGATAAGTCCTTGGTTAGTATTAAACTGTCCAAGCGGTAAAGAAATGCTTAGTAAATTTACTGATGAACAATTAGAAATAGTATATACAGTTATAGAACCAAAGCATTGGGCTATGCGTTTTAGAAGAGTTCCTGCAGATGTTGAAGTTGTTAAAGAAGTAGCAAAGGAATCTAATCTGTGAGTGAGTTAGTTTTTACATTAAGAGACACAAGCGGACAATTTTCTGATTATCAGTTGTTGTATAAAATTAGAGACAACAGCTTAGGTAAATTATGGAAAAAGTGTTTGAATAAAAATTTTTTAGAAAACAATCATCCTATCGAAAAAACCTATTGTTTGCAAGGCTGGCAAACTACATGGGAAAGTAACTATCCTAGGAATTTGACATACCTATGCAATCTTTTAAATTCTCATATCTCAACTATTAATAGTTTTATGCCAACTATAGGATATCCTGTTATTAATTTAAATTTTACATTAGAAGGCTTACAAAGTAATTCTCAAGAAGAGTTATTAAATAAAATACATCATCATTTTGAAATTTTAATTGGACAAGCATGGGATCCTAGCGAATGGTGGTTAAGAGATGATATTCCTAGTAAGGTAAGATTTAGTATAAGAATGCTTAACAATCTGTGTCATGAAATAGAAGGAATTATTTCATCAATCAAACACAATATAACCCCTGGTATTTTTGGCAGTCTTAACGGTATTAATTCTAATGGTAGACATTTTGCGAATAAACTGTTCGAAGAATTAAATTTAGAAAATTATAAAGACTTTTCTGATATAGTTCCTTTTGGTTGTTTAATACTTTATTATGCCCAATTAGGAAAACAACATAAAGAAGTCTTTGACGATAATGATACAGATATAGAAAGAAAAAATATTTCAGGCATTAGATACGTTACTGGCGAATGGACTTCGGTTTTTTCTAAAACTTATCGTCCATTAGAAAATAAAAAATATATTAAGTGGTTAAAGAAAAACGATTGGAATGTACACGATCCTCGTCTTGCACTAAAAACAGGTGTAGTTGCAGATCTAATTACAGATGAAAGCGAACAAACTATTGTTAATGAAATATTAAAACGTGATGATCTTTATAAAATTGAACTAGATAGCAACCAAAAACTTTATAATTACACTTGGAAAGATGAAGAACAATGGCAGGAGAAATTAAAATGAACACACACTTATTAGGCAATGAACATCAATGGATTATTGAAACACATTATGAGGATAGTGAGGAATTTGAATATCATTGGGATAAGAAAGTATTTCCTTCTGAAACACGAGAAGATGTAAGCGATCAAACTAGTACATACAGAGGCAAGCAGTGGAATATACACCCACAAGCATTTTTGAATGAATGGAAATACAAGCCATTTTTGCAACAGAAGATAGATGAAGTAGGATTAAATATAGAACTAACAGACTTGTGTGCATTATGGACAGTTGAGTATCGCAAAGGCGGATGGCAAAAAGCACACCGACATAGCGATCAAACAGTAAATAAGATAAGTGCAGTTTGTTTTCTTACAGAGCCTGACGGTGATAAAACTACATGGCATGGAGGAACGTTTGCTTATCTATATGATGGACAAGGCAATACACATGACTTATGTTACAAACCAAATAAAGGTGATGTGTTAATATTAAAAAGTACAGTGTTACATGGATCATACCCTGTGCGAGATAACAAAAAAGTATTCGTAGTTGACTACTTTTACAAAGAAAAGAAATAGGAGAAACCAATGGATCTGAAATTAATTACGTACCCAAACGTTTCATTAGAAACTAAAATTGAAAAAGAATGGGACTTTGACAATCCGCCTTACGATGCAGTTGAACTTAAAGAGGCAATGTTAAAAGTAATGAAAGATAATTTAGGTATCGGTCTATCAGCTAACCAAGTTGGTATTACTGATGTTAGGTGTTTTGTATTTTTTAATCAACAAGCTAATAATAGAACATCATGCGAAACACTATGTTTACATCCAAGTTGGGAAGCAACTGATGATAGTGTAAATATTGATATGTGGGAAGCCTGTTTGAGTTATCCTGGAGTTAACTTATCTATAAACAGACCAAGTACAATTAGAGCAAACTGGAAAGATGAACATGGTACGCAGTTTAGTGAAAAGTTAATTGGATACCAAGCACGTTGCTTTATACATGAATGCGATCATCTAGATGGTATAACTATGGATCAACATGTGACACCGGTGAAATGGAAAGAAGCTGTAGCAAATGCAGAAGCAAAGAAAACTTAAGAACGGAGTTACAGTGTATGAGCTTGATGAACCAGTTGAGCTTATAGTAAAAACAAGAGCGCCTATGAAGTGGAAACTAATTGATCAAGAAACAGGAGAAGAGTACGTTGGACAAACTCCTAAAGAAGGACAACCTAACAGTTGGAGGAAACTATGATTAGAGATAATAAAGATAAGAAAGATTATACAATACCATCTCCTCAAGAACTACAACAACAACTTGATGAACGCATGGCTAAGTTTTTAGCTAAAGGTGGAAAGATTGAAAAAGTAGAACCTATGAAGCCTACTAAAGAACAACTAAAGAGTTGGACAATATAAATGCCAGATATAGATATCGACTTTGCTGACAGAACTATTGCACTTGATAAAATCAAGCATCGTGTAGCAAAGTTAGATACAGGTAAGAAACATAATACAGGTGTGTACGTTACAGAATGTCCACACAATCCCGTTGACAACTTATGTACTGTTGATTATAAAACAGCAGAAGATAGAGGCTATTTCAAATTAGACTTTTTAAACGTAAGTATATACGACAAGGTAAGAGATGAAGAACACTTACGACACCTAATGAACAAGGAACCAATATGGGAACTATTAGAAACAAAAGACTTTTGCGACCTAGTGTTTCACGTATCAGGTCATCACGATCTAATCAAAAAACTAAAGCCAAAGAATATCCCACAACTGGCCGCTGTATTGGCTATCATACGTCCAGCAAAAAGGTATTTGCAAGACAGTGATTGGAATACTATTATGGATCAAGTTTGGGTAAAGCCAGAGGAAGGTTACTTCTTTAAAAAAGCACATGCTGTCAGTTATGCTGTAGCAGTTGTGGTACACATGAACTTAATCTGTGAGGATGTAAATGCATTATGAATTTGAAGACTATCGAAAAAAGAAACCAAAAGATCCAGGACCTTGGCTTACATGGGTTTGGCCTAGAGAACTAGTTGGAACATATCTTTGGAGAATTATGTTTTGGACTATACTTGTACCTATAGTACTATTCGGAGCAATACTTACGCCAGCAGGATTCTTCCTACAATTACTAGTAATTGATTACTTTACATATCTACAATATAAGAATAGTGTTACTTAGGCTTTTTTAGTAGCTGTACACTTTTACGCTTCACTCTTTTCACAGACAACTTGTTAAGATTAACTGTTGGCCCTAATGAAACTTTCACGTCTTTGCTATTCATAGTCATTAGTATATAACGAAATTGATCCATATCTTTGTTTAAAAATATGTTAATTGGAATCATTCTATTTGATTCCCACCACCACACTTCGCCTAAACTAATAAACTTAGCTCTATCTTCATCAGACCTTAAATCCGTGTAGATGTACATGCTTGTAATAAAAGCATCTTGATTATTAATTATTCCTATATATTCAGAACCGCCGTATGTTACGACGCTTAAAAACGGAAATTTTTCTTCTATATCTTTTCTTAGCATAATCCAATAAATACACTAGTTAGGAAATTAACATGCAACTAGTATCAAGATATTTAGCAACTAATCATTCGGTAGTCGTCACAGATGGCTTTGCCGGCAACGTGGAGTATAGAAAAGTGTATCAGAGAAATATAAAAGTAGCAAAAGGAATAGACAATATTATTACTTTTGAAATCAAAAACAGTGACCATAAACCATTATCAATACTTAATACGTATACACCATACGTAGAAGTGTTTACAGAAGATGACATATTATTAAAGCGTTATACTGGAACAATCAAAGAAACAAGTACACCTAATTACAAAGGGCAGTTTACTATCAATATTACAGATGCTGATACACTTAATATAGATGGTCAATACCTAAGTTATGTTGTATACCTAAATAAAACAGCAGATGCTACTAATACCCTAACATACGCAGATGATCAATTTGGTCCAACAGGAACTATAGAGCTTACAGGTTCTGCTTTCCCTGGCCCAATTGATTCAAAGTCAGTTAC